TTCAGGCTTGTGGCACAGTAAGCACCACCACACAGGTTGGTGTTCCGAAGCTGACGGCAACCACGGTTGGTGTTGGAACTGTTGCACAGGCAATGGCTCTTCTGTCCGATGAGGCGGCAAATCCTGTAGTCATGATGAACAAGGCAACTTGGGGTGCGTTCAAGGCGGCACAGTATGCAAACGGCTTTGACGCAGATCCGTTTGAAGGTCTGCCTGTAGTATTCAACAACACCATCACGGCGGTTGGAGCCGCAACCACAGGTGTCACCTATGCTATCGTTGGTGACCTTGACCACGGTGCGCTGATGACATTCCCGAATGGTGACGGAGTTGACATCAAGTTTGATGAACTGTCACAGGCAGAATATGACCTTGTGCGTGTCATCGGAAGAGAATTCGTTGGCATCGGTGTTGTCGCACCGAATGCTTTCGTTAAAATCGTAAAATAGTCTAACTGTTTAAGCGTGGAGGCAGAACAATGGACGAAAAGAAAATCTTAATAGCCGTACCATGTATGGATATGGTTTCAGCGAGATTCGCACAAAGCCTGACCACCTTGAAGAAGGTCGGTCAATGCACAGTATCATTCTTGATTGGCTCTTTGGTTTACGATTCAAGGAATAAATTGGCTGGAATGGCGGTGGAAATGGATGCAGACTACATTCTGTGGTTTGATTCCGACATGGTCTTCCAGCCGGACATCCTTGAACGCATGATGAAAGTGCTTGACGAGCATCCGCAGATTGATGTGCTGACAGGACTTTACTTCAGGCGAGGTCATCCGTTCACACCTGTGCTTTTTTCAAAGCTGGAAGTGAATGAAGAAGGAACGCTTGACTTTGAGGATGTGCATGACCTTCCTGACTATCTCTTTGAAGTGGCTGGATGCGGATTCGGATGCGTGTTAATGCGTACTGATATGCTCCTTGACATCGCATCAAAGGAAGGCGGTGGAATGTGGTTTTCACCAATAGCAAACGCTGGTGAGGATTGTGCATTCTGCATCAGGGCGAGGCAGAACGGTTACAGAATCTTTTGCGATCCCAACATACATCTTGGGCATATGGCATATACACCTGTTACAAAGGCTTTCTACAAAGCCATAAACGAGGAAAACTAAAATGGCATTGATTGATACCTGTAAAATGGCAATGCGTGTCACCACATCATCGTATGACACCGAAATACAAGAATATATCAATTCCGCAATGCTGGATTTGGGCATTGCTGGTGTTGAAGTGCCACAGACAACTGACGCACTTGTGAACAAGGCTATCCTGACATATGTGCGGATGTCCTTCGGATCACCAGCAGACTATGACAAACTTAAAGCGTCTTACGATGAACAGAAAGCGCAACTGATGAACGCTACAGGCTACACGGATTGGGGTGGTGGAGCATGACGGATGTAATTCAACTGATAAAGCAGACCGTTACAACCAACACCTACGGCATTGAGGAAATGACCGAAACGGAACGTGTTGTATTCGCAAGGGTTGATTCAATTTCACAGACGGAATTCTATCAGGCAGCGAACACGGAATTCAATCCTGAATACCGCTTCACGGTCTTCTTTGATGACTATCAGGGCGAAAGCCTTCTTGCGTTCAATGAAGGACGCTATTCCATCTATCGTACTTACAGGACAGGGGATGACCTTGAACTGTATGCCGAAAGGAAGGTGGGTACATGGTCAACAGGACAGTAAAGCCGGAGCAAGTGGAAAAGGCAATACTTGATGCACTTGCCGAATACGGTGACGAAGCATCATCAAAACTTGAAGGGATGCTGAAGGACGCTTCAAGACAGACAAGCCGTGAGTTGAAGCAATCAGCACCTTCAGGTGGCAAGTATGCAAAAGGATGGTCGCACAAGAATGTCGGTGGCGGTGCGTACAAGATGACAAGGGTTGTTTATAACCGTGTCTATCAACTTGTGCATTTATTGGAGAATCCACACGCTACAGGCAGATATAAAGGTGGTAAATATCCAAGCCATGTTGACTATACAGGAACGGTCAAACGAATTGAAGAGCAACAGACACAGGAATTTTACAATGAGGTGGTGGCGAAATTATGACATTAACAGAAGTAGCGAACATGGTCGCATCACTTGGGTTTTCGTGGCGGTATAGTCATTTTTCGCAGACTCCGGCAACACCATTTGTTGTGTACTACTTCCCAAACAACAATGATGTCTTTGCCGATTCGTCCAACTATGTGGACAAAAGAGCATTGCACATTGAACTGTTCACAAAAGCAAAAGATCCATCCGCAGAAGCAACGGTTGAAGCGGTGCTGAAGGCTCATGGTCTTACATGGTACAAGTACACAGATTTTCTTAATGACGAATTGATTTATCAAACTACATACGAAATGGAGGTCATCATAAATGGCGAATAAAGTACAGTACGGACTGAAGAATGTGCATTACGCTTCGGTGACCGTTGGCACGAACACGGTGACATACGGCACACCTGTGCCGTGGCCAGGAGCGGTAAACTTGTCCTTGTCAGCGGAAGGTGACACCAATGACTTCTTTGCAGATAATGTGAAGTACTTCACCGCAATCGCAAACAACGGTTATAGCGGTGACTTTGAATCCGCTTTGATCCCTGATTCGTTCCGCAAGGACATCATGGGTGAAACGGTCGGAACAGGAGCGAAGACAGGTGTCTACTATGAAGACGCAACGGTTCAGCCGAAGGCATTCGCACTTCTGTTTCAGTTTGAAGGTGACGAAAATGCGACAAGGTATGTCATGTACAACTGTAAGATGGCAAGACCTGACATTGAATCATCCACAACTGAAGACGGCATTGAAGTGCAGACGGTCACAGGCGAAATTACCGCTTCACCAAGAGCGTTCGACAGTATCGTGAAAGCACAATGTGCAAACACGGCATCAACGGCATACACGAATTGGTTCAGTACCGTTCAGGACTAACAAAAGCAAAGCCGTCCATGAGCCACAGAATCGGCTTGTGGGCGGTTTTTTTGTAATGTATAGAACATTTTATCAAGGGGGCAATATCATGTTCACAAAGATTGAAATTGACGGCAAAGAAGTGGAACTGTCTGCAAACGCAGCCACACCGTTCCGCTTCAAACAGGTCTTTCACAAAGACATTTTTTCTGTGTTCGGCAACGAGCAGAAAGCAGAACAGGAAGGCTTTGAAACCATCGCACAACTGACCTATATTATGGCGAAACAGGCAGAGAAAGCCGACATGAACAAACTGAATGAAGGAGACTTCATTGCGTGGCTTGAAGGCTTTGAGCCGATGGCATTCGCAAATTCGGCTGAAGATATCCTGAATGCCTACATGGGCAACACGGTGACTTCAGCCAATCCCTAAAAAAAGACAAAGAGAAACCACACGGAAGATGACCACAGGCTTGTACCTTTTGCGTTGCAAGGAATTGGGGTTGACCGTGTTTGAACTTGAAGAAATAGACTTCGGTCTTGTCATGGATATGCTGACGGAACAGGGAAACGATTCGCACAAATATCCATACAAGGCTACCCAAAAAGACTTTGATAAATTTTAGAGGTTGAAACATGGCTGGAAACATCAAGGGCATAACAATTGAATTTTCGGCTGATATGTCAAAACTGAATGCCGGACTAAAGAAGGCAAACGGTGCAATCAGCAAGACACAGGCAGAACTTAAATCGGTCAACCGTGCGTTGAAATTCAATCCAGCGAACACCACGCTTCTTAAACAGAAATTTGACCTGTTGAAGCAATCAGTTTCACAGACGGAAGATAAACTGAAGGTACTGAAACAACAACAGGCGAAGATGAATGCGGCTGGTGTTGACAAGACTTCTGCGGAATACCGCAAACTTGAACGTGACATCATCAAGTGTGAAAACCAACTTGAGAAAGCACAAGGTGACCTTCGCAAATTCGGTTCGGTCGGAAAGCAACAGGCACTTGCGGTCGGCAATGCGTTCAAGACGGCTGGAAACAAAATCAAATCAGCCGGACGCACCATCACAACATCCGTATCTGTTTACGGCATGGCTGGGATCTATGCTGGTAGCAAACTGATTGAATTAAGTCAGCAACAGGCACAGGCAGAACAGAAGTTAACAGAAATCTACAAAACAAGGATGGGTGCAACAGACGGAGCCGCCAAATCCACTATGAAACTTGCATCCGCACTTCAGCAACAGGGTGTTGTCGGTGATGAGGTAGCACTATCGTTTGCCCAGCAGATGGCAACTTATTCGTCTGTTCCGGCAACGGTTGACGAGTTAATGCCAGCGTTTGAAAACCTTCTTGTCCAGCAGAAAGGCTTGAATGGCACACAAGAAGATGCCGTTGGACTTGCGAATATGTTCGGCAAAGCCATGATGGGGCAGACAGGTGCGCTGAAGAGAGCTGGAATTTCCTTCACGGACGCACAGGCAGAAGTGCTGAAGTACGGCACGGAAGAAGAACGAGCCGCCATGATAGCCGAGGTTGTCACACAGAATGTGGGCAACATGAATAGTGAATTTGCCAAGACAGACGCTGGAAAAATCCAACAGGCAAAGAATGCACTTGGTGACATGGGCGAAGAAATCGGTGCGATTCTTCTTCCAGCGGTTGCTGATTTGGTGTCATGGTTTCAGGACAACCTTATGCCGAAGATTCAGCAATTCATTGACTTCATGAAGCAACATCCGCAACTTGCGACATTCGCACTTGCACTTGCTGGCATAACCGCAGTTATGGGGCCGCTATTGATGATATTTGGCTCATTCGTGTCTATCATCGGTGGTCTTATGACTATAATCCCAGCACTTTCAGGTGCGTTTGCATTCCTTGTTTCACCTATTGGTCTTGTGGTCGCTGGTATAGCCGCCGCTATTGCCATAGGTGTTCTTCTGTATAAGAATTGGGATACAATCAAGAAGTACGCAATCAAGGTTTGGACGGCTATCAAGAACGCATTGCAGAAGTTGATTATTGCAATCGTTACAAATTTCAAAGTCAAATTCATGGCTGTCAAGACATTCATCACAACCGTGTTCAATTCAATAAAGACCAAGATTACAACCACATGGACGAACATCAAAACAAAGATAGGGAATACGGTAACAGGGATCAAAGACAAGGTCACAAGTGTGTTCACCAGCCTGAAGGAAAAGGTTGGGAACACATTCAAATCTATTAAAGAAAAAATAACTAAGCCGATTAGTGATGCAAAGGAAAAGGTGTCGGATGCGGTCGGAAAAATCAAAGATATGTTTCCGTTCCATATTGGCAAGGTTTTCAGCGGTTTGAAACTTCCGCATTTTAAGATTACAGACAAAGGAAAAATCCCTTACGGAATTCTTGGCAAAGGCCGTGTTCCGTCATGGTCTGTGTCTTGGTATAAAAAAGCCATGAACACACCATACTTGTTCAGCAATCCTACATTGTTCGGTGCTGGTGAAGCTGGTGATGAAGTCATGTACGGACGAGCCAACCTGATGAAAGACATTGCACAAGCGGTTGGCGGTGGCGGTGGCATCACGGTCAATGTGTACGGAAGTGACGGCATGAGCGTGACGGAACTTGCGAATGCCGTTGAACGCAAACTGATACAAGCGCAGAAACGGAGGACGGACGCATGGGCATAAATCCAACACTACCGAATTTCAAGACATTCACCTTTGGCGGTGTCAATTCAGCAACATACGGTGTCTACATCACAGGCGAAGGTGTGTTCAATGCACCTGAACGGAATGTGGAGATGATAGAGATAGCCGGACGCAACGGTGCTTATGCGCTGGACAAGGGAAACTTCCTCAACATTGAGGTGACATATCCAGCAAGTATTGCGACAGACAACGAAACGGACTTTGCTGAAGCGGTGTCGGATCTCCGCAATTTCCTGTGTTCCAAAGTTGGCTATGTCCGTCTTGAAGACGATTACAACACAGGCGAATATCGTCTTGCCATCTACAAAAGCGGTCTTGAAGTATCTCACGATATGCTGATTGCTGGTGAATTTGACATAGTCTTTGAATGCAAACCGCAGAGGTATTTGACATCAGGCGAAACGGCACAGGCGGTTGCGAGTGGCGGCACCATAACGAATCCGACATTGTTTGATGCAAAGCCACAGATTCAAGTCTGGGGAGACGGCAGTCTTTCCTTTAATGGCAAAACAATCACGGTAAATGGAAACGACCCGATAGGCAGCGTTATCGCTTTTAATGGGTTACATGAACTACAGATTTTCAGTACAACATTTACCATTGATGATACATACGCAAGTGTTGGCGATACTATTAACTGCGGATATTTTAAAATCAAGAACGGCTTAATTGTTGATGGTCATGTAAACAGGTCTGCAATAAGTGCTTCCGGTGACTTAACAAGCGCAACAAACAGTTGGAGCGCAAACGGTGTCACATACACAGTTGAAATGTCAGCAGGAGTTGGCACACCATTTATATACGGAACAACAGAAACAAGAACAGGAACGGCAACAATAGTTATTTCTTCACAATTATATGGTGACTTGACCGCAACCGCAACCGTTACGCTTGTTTATGACGGAGCAGATTCGTTCACTTTATCTTTTTCTGAAACACTGCCAACTCATGTTAGGGATTTTTCAGCGCCATACTTCCCTGACATACAAGTTGATTCAATTATATTGAATAGTTCACAATATGCGCTTGGGACTCCAATATATATTGACCTTGACATAGGCGAGGCCTACAAAATTGAAAACGGCTCTTTTGCATCATTAAACAATGCGGTACAAATTCCGGCAGAACTCCCTACATTGGCGAGTGGTGCGAACACAATTACATACGATAACACATTCACTCAAGTTAAGATTTTGCCGAGGTGGTGGAAGGTATGATTCCGATTTTATATGAGAACACAGAAACCGCCTTCGTCAGCAATGGCATTGCAAGATTGCGTGATACTATTTCTTGTATTGTTTCCGAAGAACGCAATGGCATCTATGAATGTGACTTTGAATATCCTGTTGACGGTGCAAATTATGACTTGATACAGGTTGGTCGGATCGTAGGGGTGACGCACGATGAAACAGGTGACATTCAACCGTTTGACATCGTCAGCTTTGAGAAGCCGATTGACGGAGTGGTCACTTTCCATTGTACGCACATCAGTTACCGCATGACGCACATGTCGGTGCGGTGTGCGTCAGCCAACATCAACAGTTTGGCTAATGCGTTCACATGGATCACCACATATGCCCAGCCGACACCGATTCCGTTCACCTTTTGGACGGACAAGACATCCACAGGCTATTGCGCTGCACTACAATCTGTGCCATACACCGTCCGGCAAGTGCTTGGCGGTGTGGAAGGCTCGTTGCTTGATGCGTATGGCGGTGAATACGAATGGGATAAATGGACGGTCAAACTGTGGTCGGCAAGAGGACAATACAGGGATTTTTCCAT